TTAAATGAAAGTAAGTTATATTATATGTTATAGTTCTACCTGGCCAATGACTAAGTTCGATCCAACGTCTTGGCAAGAATCTGATCTAGAATTAGATAAAAAAATTCTTAACCAGACTAATAAACTACTTCAGCAAATTTATACTATACCCGGCGAAAAAGAAATAATACTAATAGATAATTCTGGTGACTTTATTCTCGAACTTAATAATAAAAATTTAAAAATTATAGAAGGTTTTGGAGCATTATATAAAAAGTTTGAAGGTGATAAAAACAAAATTAAACTACAGTTTAATGAAGAATTAAAAATCTTTAATATCTCAGATGAAATAGAGTATAATATTTTTAAAAGTGATCAAGCTCAAATTACTGCTTTAGCATATAATCAAGGAATAGCAGCAGCAACAGGAGATTATATTATTATGCAGCATAACGATACTAAGTATTTATTTGATGATTACAGCAAAGAAACAGTAATATATGATGCTGTAAAAATGTTGATTGAAAATGATTATGAATACCTTTCTATAGATAAGAAAGAAGTAAAATCTACTAATTTTAGAGAATATAATAAAAAAGTAAAGTATTGTGCTGATTGCTATTGGTTTTTATGTAGAAGAGATTTTTTTACTAAGCATAATATATGGGTTGATTGGAATAGAGGTGATAATAATCATTTAGCTACTTTTACATGTGCGAATAAAAATCTAAAGTATAAACACCTTCCAGGTTTTTATGAAGGATCTAGTAAATTTGAAAGTAAGTTTTGGGCTGATTATTTTCACTCTCGATATAACTATAAGACTAATGGTACTAGATTCCATTTATTGTATAATAATCCTTTTTTAGAGCATATGAAAGGAGGAACAGGTTTAAGAAAATTAAAAGATAATGATTTTAGTGTGTAACGGAGATAGCTGGACCCAAGGAGATAATCCTGCTCAGACTCCAGATTGGGAGGCAGAGAAAACTTTACCTTGGTACGATATTCCTAGAAACTTTGGTAGTCATAATTTATCAAGTAAAAGAATACTATATAAGTTTTATAATTCTCCTGTATGGCCTAAAGTAGTAGGAGAAAATTTAAAATTTAAAACTTTTAATGCAGGTAGATTAGGAGATGACAATCGAGGAATAACTTTAAGGACTATAGCAGTATTAGAAGATTTGAAAAACCAAACATTTGATTTAGGTTCTGATAAATTTTTAGTAGTTATAGGATGGAGTTCAATGCTTCGACAGAGTATATTTGAATTTGTAGAAGAAAAAAATAAATTTATAAAGAGTCAAAGAAGACCCCAACAATTTTTTCGAGAAGAACTTCCTAAGAGTAGTATCTGGATTGATGATTTTATTTTAAACGTTTACACACTTCAATCTTACTTAGAATCTATTAATGCTAACATTTTATTCTTTAATGCTTTTGATACTTTCGATTACAAGAATAGTAGGTATAAAGATTTAATTAAAAAAGAATATTGGTTTAATAATGATCCAGAGAGCGCACATTTTTTAGACCTACTACAAAAATTATTTAGTGTAAAAGAATTATATCAAGAAAGTAAATACATGACTGAAGGACATCCAACTGATATTAGCCATATTACTTGGGCACATTATTTAACTGATTATATAAAAGAAAATGGCCTCAATTAAATTAATTATATTTGACTTAGATGGAGTTTTAGTTCAAGCTAAGAATATGCATTTTGATGCTTTAAATGAAGCATTAAGTGAAGTTAATCCTGGGTATAAAATAGATTGGTCAGAACATTTAAATAAGTATGACGGTTTAAAAACTTTTCAAAAGTTAAATTTACTATCTAAAGAAAAAGGACTACCTACTGAAATACATAAAGAAGTTTGGGAAAGAAAACAACATCTTACCCTCAGCAAGTTAAGCACAATTGAACCTAACCAACAACTAATTGATACAGTAGTACACTTATATAACGAAGGTTTTAAATTAGCAGTTTGTAGTAATTCGATCAGACGAACATGTCTTACAGTACTATCTAAATTACAATTAATAGAATATTTAGATTTAATAATATCTAACGAAGATGTTAAAAATGGTAAACCTCATCCTGAAATGTATTGGAAAGCAATTTCTATGATGAGTTGCTTACCTGAAGAAACTTTAATTATAGAAGATTCACCTTATGGGTTATTAGCTGCTTCGAGGAGTAAATCTTATATTTTAAGAGTAAAAAATCCTACTGAAGTAACAACTAAAAATATTATGAATAAAATTAAAAGTATTGACTTAGGAGAAAAACAATCTAAACCAGCATGGAGAGATGAAAATTTAAATATATTAATTCCTATGGCTGGAGCAGGAAGTAGATTTGAACAAGCTGGTTATACTTTTCCTAAGCCTTTAATTGATGTTAAAGGTAGACCAATGATACAGGTAGTAACAGATAATTTAAATATAAAAGCAAATTATATTTATGTGGTTCAAAAGGAACATAGAGAAAAATATAATTTAGATACTCTACTTAATTTAATTACTCCTGGATGCAAAATAGTAGAAACTGAAGGAGTAACTGAAGGAGCAGCATGTACTGCATTATTAGCAAAGAAGTATATAGATAATAATAATCCTTTATTCTTCGCCAACTCAGATCAATTTGTTGAATGGGATTCTACTGAATTTTTATATAAAATGAATGAAACTGATTCAGATGGAGGTATAGTTACTTTTAAAGCTACTCATCCTAAATGGAGTTTTGCTAAACTTAATGATGAAGGAGTAGTAACTGAAGTAGCGGAAAAAAAGCCTATTTCTGATATTGCTACAGTAGGATTTTATTACTGGAAAAAAGGTTCTGATTTTGTTAAGTATGCGGAAGAAATTAGAGTAAATAATGAATTTTATGTTTGCCCAGTTTTTAACCAAGCTATAAAAGATAATAAAATAATTAGAACTTTCAATATAGAGAAAATGTGGGGATTAGGCACACCCGAAGATCTTAAAAATTACTTAGAAAATTATAAATGATTTTAATCTCACATAGAGGTAATATAAACGGACCTGACCCTTCGAATGAAAATAAACCTTCTTATATAACTAATGCTATAAGAACTGGTTTTCAAGTAGAAGTAGATTTTTGGTTTAAGAATAATAAGTTCTTTTTAGGTCATGATGAACCTCAATATGCTATACCTTTTGAATGGTTTCAAAATATACATAGAAGCTTATGGATACACTGTAAGAATATAGATGCTATGAATAAATTAGTTGAGATTGATAGAGGAGGAGTATACCTAAACTACTTTTGGCATGAGAATGATAAATTAACATTAACCTCAAAAGGATATATTTGGGCTTATCCAGGAGTAAAATGTGAGAATGCAATAACTGTAATGCCGGAATTACCGAAAGAAGATCTAAAAGATTATATCGGCATATGCAGTGATAATATAATGGATTACGTATAATATTATGTCAATAAAATTAAATAAAACTTACACAGACGCTATAAAAGATTATTTAAAAAAACAATCTAGTATAGAAAAAGAAGCAGCAGATATAGGACTTTTAGAGCTATCTATACAAAAGAGAAAGAAAGATCTTTTCGCTCTTTACGAATATGTATCTAAATTACAGAAAGATTTAGGTCAAAAGCTTATAAATGATTACGGTGAAGGAACTGTAGATCCTGATACGCTTGAATATATTCCCAAAAAATCTAAATAATAATATTTTTAGGTTCATTTTTAGATATTTATATAAGTAATTAAGAACCGTTTATTCTAAACCGGTTTACATTTTACGCATATATTTATAATAGACTAAATATTAACAATAGCAAACATGGCAGAACAAATCATCTCACCAGGTGTATTTCAAAGAGAGAATGACATTTCTTTTATTACCCCAGCTCCAGTTGAAGTAGGAGCTTGTATAGTTGGACCAACTGTCAAAGGACCTGTTGAAATTCCTACTACCGTTACTTCATATAACGAATATGTAAGAGTTTTTGGAGATACTTTTGATTCAGGATCAGCAAAACAAGAATATTTAACTTCAATAGCAGCAAAAAATTATTTCTCTCAAGGAGGAAATACCTTATTAGTAGCAAGAGTCGTTACTGGATCTTATACAGCAGCAACTGCTACCCATATCTCATCTTCAGATAAAGGCAATTTTGCACCTTTCGAATTAGAAACTTTAGGAAAAGGAGTTATCTACAATAATTCAACTGCAGCTAATGACGCAGGAAAACAAAATAGTGATAGCTCATTAATGACTGGTTCACTAGATAATTTAAGATGGGAAATATCAAATATTAATAATGCTTTAGGAACTTTTACACTTTCCATTAGAAGAGGTGATGATAGTTTAAAGCAAAAAGTAATTTTAGAAACTTTTAACGATTTAAGTTTAGATCCAAATTCAGTAAACTACATTGCTAATGCAATAGGAGATCAAGTAAAATCTATTTCTGCCGCTGGAGATAATATTATTACCACAGGAGATTTTGTAAATAGATCTAATTTTGTAAGAGTAAAAGCTGTTAACTTAAAGACTTTAAATTATTTACAAAATGATGGAGTAACAGTAAATGTAGATGGAACTAATGCAAGTTATTCTGCTTCTTTACCTATCGCAGAATCAGGATCATTCTTCGGTGCTACAGGTGATAACGTAGTAGCAGCAAAATATTTTGATAATATTGATTCTAATACACAAGGTTTAACAGTTGGATGTTATACTGATAGAATTACTACATTACTAGGAAATTCTGATGACTTTAAATTTAATGTTTTATCAGCTCCAGGTATTTTAGATCAGCATCACAACACAGTAGTATCTGCATTTATTGACTTATGTGAATCAAGAGGAGATGCAATTTTTGTTACTGACTTACGTGCTCACGGAGCAACAGTATCACAAATTACTGGACAAGCTGATACTTTAAATTCATCTTATGCAGCAACATATTGGCCTTGGTTACAAACTATTTCTGCAACAGGACAAAACGTATTCTGCCCAACTTCTACTTTTATCCCAGGAGTTTATGCATTTACTGATGGTGCTAATGCACCTTGGTTTGCACCTGCTGGTTTAGTAAGAGGAGGTTTAACCGGAGTAATTCAAGCTGAAAGAAGATTATCACGATCTCAAAGAGATAGTTTATATAAATCTAAAGTAAACCCAATAGCTACATTCCCAGGAACTGGTATTGCAGTATTTGGTCAAAAGACTTTACAGACTAAAGCTTCTGCTTTAGATAGAGTAAATGTAAGAAGATTATTAATCGCTCTTAAAGAGTTTATCGGTAACGTAGCAAACACATTAGTATTTGAGCAAAATACAGTAGCTACAAGAAATAAATTCTTAGCACAGGTAAATCCATACTTAGAATCAGTAATTCAAAGACAAGGATTATTTGCCTTTAGAGTAGTAATGGATGATAGTAATAATACTGCTGATGTTGTTGATAGAAATCAACTAGTAGGACAGATATTTGTACAACCAGCTAGAACAGCAGAATTTATAGTATTAGACTTCGTAGTAGAGCCTACTGGAGCATCATTTAATAATTAATTTGAAAAGTAGATATTTATAATAAAATAAGAACATGGCAATACTAGACGCAAACGATATAATGTTTCAAGCTTTCGAACCTAAAGTTCAAAATAGATTCGTTATGCTTATTGATAACATTCCTTCATTCATGATAAAAAATGTAAAGGCACCTACTTTTACAGACAATGTTATCAAATTAGATCACATTAACACATATAGAAAAATTAGAGGAAAGAGAGAATGGGAAGATATAACTATGACGTTATATGATCCAATAACTCCTTCTGGTGCTCAAGCAGTAATGGAATGGGCTAGAAATTCTTATGAATCGGTAACTGGTAGAGCTGGATACTCAGATTTTTATAAAAAAGATTTGACTTTAAATATATTAGGTCCTGTTGGAGATATTATTGGAGAGTGGGTAATTAAAGGAGCTTTCCTAACTAACGGTGACTTTGGACAGTATGATTGGACATCTGATGAATCAGTTGAGGTATCAATTACCGTATCAATGGACTACTGTATATTAAATTACTAATTCAGGTACACATTTTAAAAAAATTAAACCCGGATCTTCCGGGTTTTTTTATATATGAAAGTAGCAGTTATTATAACAGGAAGAGTTGATTTCGTATCAGAAGAAAACTTTGAACTAAATATAAAGTTATTAGAAGGATGTGATATTTTTATCCATTCTGATAAAAAATATAAACTAAATTCAGCTAAATTAAACCCTGTAAGTGTAATTTTAACTAAAAACGATAAGTTTGATTGCTTAGTTGATACGTACTATAAGGTATATAAACCTGAAATGCTTTATTTAGAACAAAAATATGAGGACAAAAAACATTGGGATGGTAATTTTGAAAGAATTATTCAGTGGGTAAGGTTAGAAGAATCGTTATTAGGTTTTAATTTAGAAAAATATGATGTAATACTTAAGTGGAGAACTGATTTACCTAAAGTATCAGGTAGAGTTAGAACGTTTCTCGAAGAATTTACTAGTAAGTACAATAATTTTCAAGATTTTTTCAATTCTAAGTATAATCCTAAATATTTTTATATGTATAGTGACCTTATATTTGCTGGTTCATTAGAAAATATACATAAATGTAGTTTTCACAAACGTATAAAAGAATTTATAG